AATACAAAGAGAAGATTTTCTATTCCTTCTGCCAACGTTGACACTGATACGATTGTAGTAACAGTGCAGCAATCATCCACAAATACCACTGCGATAGTTTATAATCCAGCAGACGATATTACAGAAATCAAGAATAATTCGCCTGTATACTTTCTAGAAGAAGAAGGTAAAAATTATGTTTTGACTTTTGGTGACAACGTTTTAGGTAGAAAACCTGATAATGGAAATATCATAACTGTTACATATCTGGAATCAGAAGGCGAGAACGCAAACAAAATATCTAGTTTTAATTTTGCACAAGCCGTTGATGGTTATCGCTCAAACATCATCATAGCTACAGCCAACAGCTCATTTGGCGGATCAGAAAAAGAATCAATTGAGCAGATTAGATTTAGAGCGCCTTATCACTATACAACACAAAATCGTGCAGTAACCAAAAAAGATTATGAATCTTTGTTGCTTAAAGATTATCAGAACATCGAATCAGTTTCAATTTGGGGCGGCGAAGATAACGATCCTGTTGTCTATGGTAAAATTTTCTTATCACTCAAGACAAAAGATAATTATTCACTTACCGAAATTGAAAAAGAATCAATTAAAGAAACTCTTATTCGTACTCGTAACGTTTTGACGATTACTCCTGAAATTGTTGATCCTGAATTTGTTTATATTAAGATTAGAGGTAAAGTTACATATAATCCAACACTAACAAGTTTGAAAGCTAATCAGATCAGATCATTGGTTGTTGCTGCTATTGAAGACTATTCGCAAGATGATCTAAACAACTTTGGTTCTATCTTCAGAAAGTCTCGCTTACAGTATTACATTGATAATGCTGATTCGTCTATTACAGCTTCAGATTTAGAAATTTATGTTCAGAAGAGACAATTGCTTGAAACAGGCATAACAAAGAACTATACTTTGAGATATGGATTCCCATTAAAAAAAGGTGACTTCGTAAACAAGCTTGTGTCTTTCCCTCGCGTGTCTATGAATGATATTTCAGAGGTAGCAAGAAACGTCTTCATTGAAGAAGTTCCAGAATCATTTACGGGCATTGATTCAATTTTGGTAAGAAATTCAGGACAAGACTATACTTCTATACCTAAAATTAGAATTACAGGTGATGGCACAGGTGCTGCAGCCGTTGCAGAGATTGTAAATGGAAAAATAAAGAAGATAAATGTAATAAATAGAGGTTCAAACTATACGACGGCCGTTGTTGATATTAGTGGCGGTGGTGGCGGTGGTGGTAACGCAGTTGCTCTTACACAATCAAGATTTGGTACTTTACGTACATATTACAATAAGACAAATGGTGAAAAAATTATTGTTAACAGCAATGTTGGAACAATTGACTATACATCGGGTATTGTTACACTGAAAAACTTCTTTGTAATTTCTGTTTTAGAGAATGATCTTTACGAACTAAACACACTAACCATCGATGTACCAGCAGAAGATGAAATTATTTATCCTTCAAGAAATAAGATATTAACCCTAGACACAAATGACGCATCATCTATAATCATAGACGTTATTGCAGAGTCGTAATGAATGACAACTAATAACAGAATATCAAACATTGTAGCATCTCAACTACCACATTTCGTTAGAGATGATCATGAAAATTTTGTGCGTTTTCTTGAAGCGTACTATGAGTATTTGGAACAAAATGGAAAACCTATAGACTTTGTAAAAAATGCTTTAGACTACAGAGACATTGACAAGACGCTCAATGACTTTGCAAATCTACTAAACAAACATTTCTTATCAATTATTCCAAAAAATGCTGTTGTTGATAAAAGTCTTCTTTTGAAGAACGCTAAAGACCTTTATCGCGCTAAAGGCACAGAAAAAGCCACTCGATTTTTGCTTGGAATTTTACTTAACTCTGATAAAGAAGTTGATTTCTATTATCCAAAAAAAGACATTCTTCGCGCTTCTGATGGTAAGTGGTATGTCAAGAAAACTCTAAAGATCAAAGACTTTACAGTAAACAATGTATCAAACTCTAATGTGGAAGTTTTAGACAAGTTCGTTAATAAAACTCTTATCGGTGAAGAATCTAAAGCGACTGCGGTCGTAGAAAAAAGAGAAACCTATATTGAAAAGGGGTTTTTGGTAAATGAGCTTGAAATCACAAATCAAAAAAGAAACTTCAGCTTTTCGGAATCTGTTAAGGTTACATTTGAAGAAGAAGGACAGACTAAACTACTAAGAGCTAACATCTATTCAGGTATTATTACTAATGTAAAGCTTGTTAGTGGAGGTAAAGATTACGTAGAAGGCGATCTGGTACCTATTGATAGTAATACAGGTTCTGGCGGTGTAATTCGTATTGATGCTGTTACTATCGGCGGTATTAATACTGTCGTGCTTAGGTCTGGCGTTAGGGGCAGTTCGGGCGCAGGATTTAGAGCAGGAGATCGAATACTCATTACTGGTGGTGGTGGCGTAGGCGCTGAATCTAATGTTCTTACGGTTGTTACTTCTACGGAACAATATCATCCAAATAGCTATAATATAGTGCTTACAACAATTGGTTCAGTGGCCAATGTTTATTTAAATGCTGCTTCTTATGCTAACATGACTTCTGCTAATGCAAATACAACCATAGCAAATTCTGTTAGTTACTGGAGATATGCTAACACTGGTCCATTCGAATCTTCTGTAGTTGTAATTAAAGGAAGAAACTATAGAACATCTCCTGCATTGAATATTATTGCAAACACTCGCATTCAAGCTTTAGGCATTCTGGGACGTATGGAAATTGTTGATGGTGGTTTAGGTTATGCTGTAGGAAATAAGATTGAGTTTATCAATAGAAGAGTAGGCGAACTTGTAGGCACAGGTTCAGGTGCTGTTGGTAATGTAACAGCAACTCACGCAAATGGTAAAATTACCACAATTAAGTTTGAACAGATGCCTGGACATATTATCGGCGGAACAGGATATTCTCAGGAAATTTTACCAGCAGCAAATGTTCTTTCTACTACAGGAAATGGTGCAAATATTGTTGTTACTGCGGTTCTTGGAGATGGTGAATCACTGAGAGCTACTACAGATACAATTGGAACAATTCTTAAGCTGACACTGTTGAATGGTGGATCAGGTTATGAAACTCCTCCAACAATCAATCTAAAATCACTTGGTGATGGAACAGCACAAGCTAGTTCAAATATTCTTACAGGTGTTTATTTCTATGACGGACGTTATATCAATGATGATGGACATCTTTCAAGCTACAACTTCTTACAGGACAAAGACTATTATCAAAACTATTCTTATGTTATAAGACTTGACGCATCACTAAAAGAATATCGTAAAGCACTTCTTGATCTTCTGCATCCAGCAGGCATGAAGTTGCTCGGTGAATATCTGTTTGAAGATACAACTGTAGCTGGAAATACTATCGTCAGTAATTACCCTGCAACTTATAATACTAGCTATTCATATGCATATGGAAATTATATGTCTACGATAGCATCAACGAATGTTCGCATAAACATAACATCACACGGTTTGAGTAAAAATGATGCTGTCTATATTGAATTTACATCTGGCAATATTTACAGTAATGCAACAAACACTGGTTACTACACAGTCAATGGCGCCAATTCAGGAACATTCTTCATTACCTATGAGAATAATATAAATGCTAACGGTAATGTTCTTATCTATTATGCGACATAAATAATCAACAAACATTTGGAATTAAATATGGTATCGGTAATCTCTAAAAATATCTCCGTTTTCTCCGCAAAGCAATTTGTTGAATCTGTCTCTGAAGAAGCAAATACCAAACTGTATTTGACTTTTGGAAAATCTATATCATGGGCCAATGATGCTTCTCCTACTCAAGCAAACTCGTCCGTAACAAGCTTCTACGAAGTTTGGAACAACATGATAGGCGGTAAGAGAATTACTGGTAATGATGTTAGACTGGTTGCTCCTAGATATGATTGGTCAGCAAACACTGTTTATCCTGCTTATGATCACTGTACATGCTCTCTTTTACTCTTTGCGGCAAATGTCAAGTTCTACGTTCTGACTTCAGATTGGAATGTTTATAAGTGTATAGCT